CGTTGGACAAGAATAAGCCCAATATTATGAGGATAGGAAGCAAAAAGGCAAACTATGTTGATGCCAACACAATGTACTCGGAAATAGGCTTATATGTGCCTACAATCACCGCTGATGGGCAAGGTGGCTACACAACTACCTATGCCTTACAAGAAACAGTATTTGGGGATTTTAGACCTATGGATGAAAGCAGAAAGTTAATGGATGCTCAAATAACATATACAAGGGCTGCAAAGCTATTTATCCGTTATGATGTTACAATAACCAATAACTACAAAATATTGGCAGAAGGCGATACTTATGTAATTCATTCTTTGAAGGATGTAGAGAACCAATTTAGATTTTACGAAATATTAATGTATTTCTAATGGCAGATAACATTTCATTTAAGATTGAAGGATTAGATGCACTAATTAAAAGATTAGGCAAATTAGCACCTGAAATTGCTAAAGAGGTTGCTATGGAAGTAAACGCATCGGCATTGGCTATTCAAAGCAAAGCAAGAAGGGATGTGGTTGTTGATAATGGTATATTAAGAAATTCAATCCAATTAAAGGAAGTTAATACAGGCGACAAGATAATGTACACAGTTGGAAGTCGTTTAAAATATGCACCTTATGTAGAATTTGGAACTGGTGGTACAGTTAGCGTTCCTGCTGGATATGAGGATTTTGCAATCCAATTTAAGGGCAAAGGAATAAGAAAAATAAACCTACGACCAAGACCTTACCTAATACCTGCCTTTGAAAGTGAAATACCTGTTTTGAGAAAAAACATACAAAACGTAATAAAGAATGTTAAATCCTAATATAGAGATAAAGAAATGGTTTTATACCAACTTGACAAGTTCAAGCGGATTGCCTGTTTACGATGGTTATGCTCCTGATAACGGAGTAAATGAATATGTGATTATGAACGGAAGGGCATCGGCACAGGAACAAGGTAAAATCAGTTACACCAATGCAGTTACCATTGATGTTGACATTGTAATAAAAAATAGTAACTTTGGATATAAAAGAGCCGAAACGATAAGCGATTTAATACTAGCTGCAATCAATTCCGACACCGCAATAACCTTATCAAATGGGTTTTATGCTACAAGTTTGGTCGTGGGTGCAATTAGAAATTTAGATGGTTTAAACCCTTCGGATAATGTATGGAGAACAATAATAACTTATAATTTAATAATAACTCAAAATTAAAATAAAATGGCAGAAACTAAAGTATCAGCAAGGGATTATATCCTTTTAGCAGATTTAGCTGGAGGTACAACTTTTAAACCTGTGGCTTGTTTAACGACAAATTCATTGACATCAACTGTTAACACTATTGATGCAACTTCAAAATGTGGAGACCAATTTCAAGCTGGTCCTTCATTTACACAATCATTCAAAGGCGAAGGATTTGCAATTGATGAAACAGGAAGTCCAAGTAAGGATTCTTACCAACAATTGTATGCTGCTCACGCTGCTAAAACTCAATTTACTATTAAAATGGGTAAAGCAACACCAACTACTGGTGATGTTTACTATGGTGGTCTTTCAACTAGCACTGTATTTATTAGCGACTTTGAAGTAAATGCTGCTGATAAAGATGATGTTAAATTTACTGCAACATTTGTAGTATGTACACCACCAATTGCACAAACTGAACAAGCCTAAAACCAATAACCTATGTTTGAATTAAAACTAAACAACAAAACAATTCAATTAAAATGGGGTACTTGGTCAATGCGTGAATTTTGCAAAGCAAAAGACATATCAATAGATAAGTACTTTGAGTTTTTAGGTGGAAATCAATACGACTTGGATAATATTGTTAAACTATTGTACATCGGATATAAATCCGCTTGTATAAGTAACAAACAAGAAATTGAATTTACCGAAGATGATGTTTGCGATTGGATTGATGAAATAGGCGGTATTTTTAATCTTGAAGGACAAGTTCTTTTGTATCTTAAATATATAGTAGAACATACTGTTATGGCAGTAAAAGGAACTCCTAAAGAAGAAAAAAAAAAGTCTAGTAAAGTTAGGTTGGGATGATATTTTAGTGAAAGCTGCTGAATGCAATATAAGACCCAATGAGTTTTGGGATATGACTTGGAAAGACTTTTCTATTATCGTAATGGGTAAGGAAAAACAAGAGTTAAACGAATGGGCAAGGACTAGAAACCTTGCCTATATTGTATATTTAAGTAACACCACTGAAAAATCACCCAAGAGCATAAAGTCTTTTTGGCATATACCAGCTATTGATGATTTAGAAGTAGAAGATGAAAAGGTAATGTTAACAAGCGACCAATTGGCAAGGACACTAAAGTTGTACGGAGTAAATTAAAATATTATGGCAGATTCATTTGATAAGTTTAGTATTGGTATTGATGCCGATGTTTCAGCGTTACAATCTAGCTTAAAGGCAGCACAAAATACTCTTGCACAATTTGAAAGTGCATTAAAGAAAGCTACTAATATTGGTGAAATAAATTATCTTAATAAAAACATAGATAATTTAAAAGGTACAATTGCTCAATTAAATCAACAAGCTGGAAGATTAGGCAAACCAATGGGTGATGCTTCGCAATCTCTTATAAACTTCTCAAGGATTGCTCAAGATGCTCCTTATGGAATTATGGGTATTGCGAATAACCTGAATCCTATGGTTGAATCGTTCCAAAGATTAGCTGCAACGGAAGGGGGAACTAAAAAGGCATTACAAGCAATGGTTGCTGGGTTAATGGGTCCAGCAGGGGTTGGTGTTGCAATAGGTGTGGTATCTTCATTGGCGGTTACATTTAGTAAAGAAATAGCAGCATTCTTTAAAGGACCAACTGCTGAACTAGAGAATTTTAGAGCAGAACTTAATAAAGTTGCAAGTGAAATAAATAAGTTAATAGGTAAAGAACAAACCAAAAGAACTATTGGAATACAATTAGCAGATTTAATTGTTGGTGGTAATAAAACGGCACAACAAGAAGCATTAAAACAATTACAAGATTTATATAGTAATAGTGCTGCGATTCAAAATGCAAAATTAGGTCAAGATAAAATATATTATCAAACTTTAGTTAATCAAGCAGCAATGCAAGCTGATGCAACTGCTAAAGAAAAAAATAATATTTCTCAATTAGATATTGCTTATGCTGCTCAAATAGAGAACGAGAAAAAAAGAAATGCAGAACTTAAAAAGATTACATCCGAAAGATTAATTGGAACAGGATATGCAACACAAAGGCAAACTGTTCAACAACAAAAAGATTTAATTAATGCTTCTTATGATATTTTAGGAAATGAAATTAAAAAGAATATTGCAAAACTTGAGGCAGATACATCTAAACAATTATCTGCAATTACATTAGTTCCTACTCCTGATAAAAAGAAAGCTAAAGAATCAATAGATACATTAAAAGAATTTTCTGCTGCACTTAAGTATGAATTGGCTCAACAATTAATGGATTATGAAAAATATAAGAAAAGATTTAAAGAAGTAGATACATCTTATATAGCATTTAAATATAAAAAAGAACCTGTAAAAGAAAGTGAATTTAGCAGAACTACAAAAAAAGAATTAGGAGACCAATCTCAAAATAGTTTAGGTAAGTTTTTAACTAAAAATACCAAAAACTTAATGGATAGTGAAGCAGAAATAAAGAAAACGCAAAAAGCGTATGAAGATTTTGCTAATTCAATTTCTAGAGATGTTTCAGGTGCTTTAATGGGTATGTGGGCAGATATGCAAGAAGGAGAATCGGTATTAAATTCAATTGGAAATATGTTAGGTAGATTAGCAGAACAATTTGTTGTTGCTGCTTTACAAGCTGCTATTTTTGCAGGTATAATGTCTTTATTAACAGGAGGTGTTGCTGGTGGTGGTTTGTCTTTTGCTGGGTATTTTATGAAAGGATTTGGAATGGCAGAAGGTGGAATTGTTACAGGACCAACTCACGCTTTAATAGGCGAAGGTAATGAAAGCGAAGCGGTTATGCCATTAAGTAAATTAAGCGGAATGCTTAACACTACATTCAATGCAGGTGCAATGAGTGGTGGTGGTGCAATGGCAGGTGGCGGTTCATTTGTATTAAAAGGTAATGATTTAGTTTTAGCATTACAAAGGTCTAATCATTCACTTAACTTAAGAAGGGGAATATAATGGCATACGCAAATAAATATAAAATAACAATGGCTTCCAAAAGTGGCAGCATTACGGAATTGTATTTATTAGAAGATGATTATGCTGGAAGTGTGATTGAATATCCTGCAACTACAATACAATTGCAATATATCCCAAGAAGCGATGATATTTTTGAACCTATTTATGCAAGTCAATTAAGTATTGGAATAGATGTTACGGATGACATAAATAATATGCCAAACTTAACAACATTAAACGATAGGAAGTATTTATGTAAACTTTACTATGATGAAACTTTAGAGTGGCAAGGATGGGCATTAAGTGATAGCGTTCAATTTTCATTTACAACAGGCAGAAAAGAACTTTCATTTAACGCAGTGGATGGTTTGGGTTTATTAGAAAAGATTAATTACCCTTTAGCAGTAGATTATGTTTTAAGTGATTTTAATGATTGTTTATTTTACATATTAAATTCATTAAATGCAATTGGGTTTCCAACAAATCCAAATGTTATAACAGGAATAAGTTATTACGCAGACGGAATGGATGATAGGGCAGATGTAAGTTGGGCTGACCCATTAAAACAATCATACTTAAACTTTGCTTTATTTATTACTAATGATTATCAAGTAGATAATTGTTTAGCAGTTTTAACTAAAATAGTAAAAGGATTTGGTGCAAGATTATTTCAAGCACAAGGAAAATGGCAAATACTTGCAATTTCACAATTTGCACAAGAAACATATTGGTTTACTGAATATGATGATGCTGGATTAGTAGTTGATTCAGGAACTACAAGTTTTAATGGTTTAATAGATGGTTATAGTGGTAATGAAACAGGATTATTCTTTGTAGATAATAGCCAAGTAAAACTATTAAGAAAAGGTTATAACAAAGTACAATTTGATAAACAAATTGAATATCCTTCAAACTATATTACTAATGGAGATTTAAAGCAAGTAACATCTTCAGGAGGTTTATTACACGCTTACGCTTGGACTGAACAAGTGAATGGTAGTTTAATATTTGTTGCACCATATCCTAGTAGATTATCAAATGATTATTACATAGATATTACAAATGTTGTAGCACCTTACAACGCATCAATAAGACCTACATATTTCCCTAATATTGCTTTTAATGAAGTGGTGCGTATTTCTTTTAATTCAAATCTTGTAGCGGTTGGTGCAACTGTTCCTGATGCGTTTTTTATATTAAGGATTCAATTGCAAACACCAGCAGGTTTTTATAGCATAGATAATAATAAAGAATGGGAGTTTGGCGGTTCAAGTTATTATTTTGAGCCTTACGATGTTGATACAACATTAACTGAATTAAGTTTGACTTT